GCTTTTGATTTAAATAATGGTATAATCATTAAAGACGAGGTACTTATGGATTTCTTTGATTTATTTAAAAAAGACCTTTCAGACTTATGGAAGGAGCATAAGCTTTTCCTTATCTTCTTCGGCATTTTTATTTTAATTTTTGAATTTAGAAATATACTTTTAGATCTTCTAATTTCTGGAGCAAGGGAAGAAGTTAAAGCCACCCAAAAAGAAGATGCGAAATTAGCTAGCCAACAAAATGCTGCGAATGATAAAGCAAACGCTCTTGTTGCTGAATCAAATTCTGTAGGTAAGGACGATAAACCCGTAGATGAAAACTGGTATAAAAAAGATGAAGAATAAATTACTTTTCTCCTTAATAGGTTTATTTTTAGTATTTCATTTTCTGATGTCTTCTAAAATAGTTCTAAGTAAGTTTCCACCCTTCATTGAAGGCCGGTGTTTTGGCAGTGGATCAGTTGGAGACATCCAACAGAAGGTAATTCGCAATAATTTATTTGATTCAACTACAGTCGCTCTCGTAGAAGTCGGTGACGTAAAGTTTGAATTGATCTATACATTTGGTGAATTGAGAGATTCTGAATTTATAAAATTAGAGTGTAAAAAATGAAAAAATTTATTTGTTCCATTTTATCAATAGTATTTTTTAGCAATGTTTCTTTTGCAACATGTGATTTTTCTACTGGCATTAAGCCCAATTCAGATGGAACTTATAATTATTCAAAAGACTGTCATATTGAAGTTGGCAATATGAAAAAAGAAAATCAAGAAGATTTATTAAAAATTCAAAAATTAACTGACGCAATAAGCTATAAAGATATTGCTTTACAAAAATCTGAAGAACGTATTGATTTGTGGCAAAACCAAGCATTTAAATTGGAAGATCGTATAGATAATATAGATAAACTTAAATCTAAAAATGAGACTTTGTATTTTATTTTAGGTGTTTTTGTTACAGGGGTGGCAATTTATGCCGGTTCGAAAGTTACGAGATAAAAATAATATTTATTTTGCTTTATTTTGTTTCTTTATTTTGTTAATAATGCTTCTTGCCTCGTTGGTTTTGAACTCCTTTAAAAAAGAGTCAGAAAACTTTTTTAAGAATCCGGCCCATCCCGTTTGTTCATTATCTGAAAATGAATGTATTTAATTATTAGGCTGATTTGTCCTGAGATTGCGGCAAAATTTGTTCTGGAGCACTTAATTCTGGAGTTTTACCGCCTTGAAATTTTCTTCCTAAGTAAGCTCCCAATGATACTCCAGACATTTGCAAACTCATAGAAAAAGCTTCTTTTAAAGCATTTATAGCTGAATCAGAAGTTGTAAAAAAACTTCCAAGTTTGTTTATTGCCAATAATGTAGTAATGATGGTGCATAGACCCATAAAGAAAAAAGAAACCACAACCATAGTTACAGTTACCGAAGGCTGCTTAGTTTTAGGATCTTGAATCATTGGAAAACTTAGACCATCGGTTTTGGCTTTATTAATAAATGCTTGAACTTTATTTGTAATATCTGCCACTTTATACTTCCTTTTTATTTAATAAATTATATATATCTTGAGGACTATAATTTTGAAAATCTTCTATATTTTTATTTAAGTAAGTTTTCAATACATAAGCTGCTAAAGTAGAGCATACGTAGGAATTAGTTCCTTCATTAAATGGATTGTTAATTTTTTTTCCAAAAAATGAAGCTATCTTTATTATTCCTATTCCAATAGCTTCCATAATCCCGTACGGTTTACCAGCATTATCTATGGCAAACTGCATTACCTTTATTTTATCATCTTTTGAAATTCCAATAGCAAATTCTTGAATTATGTTATTCGATTGAGCGAATACTTCAGGACTCATAAAATTTAATAAAGTTTTACTTGCTTGATAAATTAAATCTCTTTGATAAGATCCTGAATAAATGCGTATATATACATGATCATACGACGTACCATATAATAATTTTATTAAAGCTGCGTAAGGCATCCATTTTTTTGGACTTGAAAATCCTATTATTATTTGATTCATTTGACTTCATCTAAAAGTAGATTAATTCCTACTGTTTTAGCATTTTGAGAAGTGTAAATTATTTGTATTACCATTCCTTGATATATATCTGCATCGAATTGTGCCATTCTTTGATAAAAATCTTTTGACAAATTTAAAGAATAGGAAAATTGATTTAATAAGGCGTTTGGAATTCCCGAATATGTTCCAGAAGATGTATCATAAACTTTCAAGTCTGCGGTATCCAAAGCTTCACAATTTACAACTTCCACTCCAATAATTTTAGCCCAAGGATAGGGATTTGTATAAACTAGCGTATTCGATCCTTGCTGGAGACTGAATTGAATACCTGTGAATCTAGCAAATAATTTTTTACTAGATCCATTTATTAGGATAGTTTTGGCTCCGTATGGAGGTTGACTATTAGTACTGGTATATAAATTACCATTCGAATCTACATTGGATAATTGTCCTAATTGTAAGAGTAAAGCAGCTCCTGAACTGCCAGAAAGCTGTTTACCTGCATAAGTTATTGATATATTTTCATTTATTACATCAGCTAATAAGGTTCCATCGGCGATATATGCAGCAGCATTGCTGTTGATTGTTATGAAATTATTTGCCGCAATTAATTGCCCATTGTATGGACCGAGTTGATTATTGGTATTGTTAGTAAGTAAGAACATAAAATTATCCTACCTTAAAACCACAAGACATTTGTAAAATTTGTACACCGGATAGGTTGTCTTGTATAGTGACACTTACGCTATCTCCAGGAGAAAGAAAGACTTGCTCTGTCATGTGCAATACTCCGATAAAACAATTATTTGTTGCTCCAAATCCTTCTGCCGTAACAAGAGATAATATACTTAATACTGCACCATTTCCGAATTGATTCGTAGGGAATGTCATAGCCATATCGGAATTATCTTTCATTAATGCTATAGTATTAGCAGTTCCATTCTGTGTTACTTGCATTAAAATACCATTTGTTAAAGCAGATTTAGCTCCAAAATTATTAAAAGCTGTAGTTCCATCATCTTTTAGTATGCAAACTATATATTGTAGAGCTTGATTATTGCTAGCCGTACAACTAAATACCACAGGTGCACTAGAACCATTAACATTCATTAGCTTAGACGATCCATTTAATAAAGGTTGAACTGAATGAAACATAATTTACTCAAAATATCCTAATATTGTTACTGTTCCTCTAATTTGTTGATTTGATGCGGATGTTCCTATAGGGATTTTTGTTATTATTTGAACATATCTGCTCGCTTCACATATTAATGGAACTTTAAAAGATAAACTTACATTAGACGGAGTATAAGTATTACCTATCCCTATACTTCCTCCCAAAAGCCCTCCATTAACACCATTTGTTTGAACACCTATAGAGGTTCTTATAGGAGGATTAGGCGTAGTTGCTAAAGAAGCGCCGGAAGAATTAACTGCGATAGACCATTCTATAGAACACTGATTATTTGTATTGGTGCTTCCAGACGCTCTAGTGTTAATAATAACATCTGTTATGCGCAAAACGGAAGTTGATGGAACTTGATAAGCAAATAAACAATAATCTGTTTCTGCTCCAGTTGGAATATTAAAAGAAAATTGACCGCCTAATGTGGAATAAGACGCTGTCGTGTTAGATAAAGATGCAAGGGAAGGAGCTAAACTGTTAGATATATTGGTTAACTGAGATCCCGATGAAGGATCTGCATTGGCGGGTTTTGCAGCAGTTAGTAAAGCAATTAATGAAGATGGAATTAATTTTAAATAATCTAAAGCATCATTAGAAGCGAAAGTATTAATCCCATCGGTTAATTGAACTAATCCATTGGAAATATCCGAATGTAATTGGCCCTCCGTATAAAGTAATAATTTTTGAATTGAATCGATTGCAGTAAAAGAGGAATTTGCTGCAACACTTATAGAGCCAGATAAATATGTTTTAGTGGAACCTGTAAGATTTACAATTGTAAGTTGCATTAAGGAGTTCCCTCGGCGATAGAAAGAGTTGTGTTCCCCCCAGCATAAGCATAAACATTTCCTGTATATAAATTATCGCCTTTTAATTCGTAGAATGATTTTGATGCAAGCACTAAACCAGTAGTTGTGTTAAGACCAGTGGAGTTCCCAAATTGCAGTGTTACTTGACCTCCTGAGGGATTGCTTATATACGCATATTTTCTATTAGCATTTGCTGATAATATTAAAGTGGCAGTGTTGCCGGGAACAGAGGGATTTGTATTTGTTACAGTGCCAAAAGCTGCGCTAGTGATTGCTCCTGCAGCACCAGTTACTTGAGAAGCTCTTAATAGGGCATTTGCAGTCCCACTAGTATAAGCGCTTACTCTTACTCTAACATGAGAAGATCCACCTATAGGAAGTATAGAAACAGTTTTTGCTCCATTGCTTGAGCTAAAAACTATTGAAGAAGTAACTGTAGAATTAATAGGATCATAGAAACTTCCAGATCCAGGATATGTAGATCCACCATCAAGTGAACACTCAACAACTATAGTTCCAATCAATGTACCAGAAGCTAATTGCAATCCCACAGAAGACATGCTGCTTAGAGATATAGAAATAGCGGCATTCAAGGCTCCCAAAGCTGTAGAAGCGGTTGAAGTATCAGGTGTGGCGACATGCAATCGTTGATTGTTAGCCGTTCCATTGCTATCTGAAGTAATTGCTGTTCCGCCACTAGAATATAAGCCAGTTTGCGCAGTGCCATTTGAATCAACTCCCATCCAATTAGTTTCAATGCCAGAACTAGGATTAGCTCCAGCTATCTTGACTGATTGGGATGATTGTATATCATTTAAATCTGCCATATTAATTTATATTAAATTTCGTATCCACTAATCGTGCTATAGATGTCCATAGTTTGATTATCGCGGTTTGTCATTATCACTCTAACTCTAACTCCCGCGGCAACAGAAATGTCGTTATTTAATTTAATTGACATGATTGGAGTTGCAGTTGAATTAAATTGAACAAATTTGCTAGTAAAAGTGCCAGTAGAAACTCCCGTTTCAATTTGAATTTCCATCTTAGCCTTACCACTGGCCGTTCCTTCGATTTGATTTAAGTGCAGGGTTTTACCGGCAGTCACAGTATAATCGTGATTATCACTAGCACCTGCTGCAATTACAGTTGCATCTTTAAAATCATTAACGTGTGTACCAGGAGAAGCTTCTATGGTAACTGGTATCGGATTTGTATTAGAAACATCTGATCCAGCAACAGCTAAATTAGCCGCGACTCTCAAAGTTTGAGCGCCTGTGGCTCCATTATTAAAATCAGCGGCTCCGGTGGCATTCCCTAATTGCGCAGCAGATCTAAAAGTGTTTGCTCCAACTGCGCCATAGTTATGATCTTCTAATAATAATTGGTTTATTTTTACTAATGCTTCGCCAGCTACAGTAAAAGATTGACTATTGGTACCATCTGTCGGTTTAACAAACCAGGCGTTTACGATAGTATTTGCCGAACCCTGATTTGCTGTTACTACATCCGCAGCTGTTAACGCACGAATTTGTCTTGGATCTATTTGAACACCGGCAACGTTTATACCAACATCTAATGCTCTTTGCGCACCATTTGTTTGTGACGTTACGACAGCGCCAGTAGCGTCCGCAATTCTAGATTTTAAACTTCCAAATGTATCTACCGATGCTTGTTGAGTTGCAGGATTAGTTGCATCTCCAACTTTAATAATAACATCGCTATAATTTGTTTGTCCGGCTAGTTCCGTTCTTATCGGTAAGCCACTATTAATATCTGACATAGGTTCCTCTTAATTATTCGCTTTTGGGAGCGTCCATTTCTTTAATTGTTTTTAGTAATTCTTCTTCTTTAGCATTTGAAATATCAATGCTAGCTTTTAATCTTGCAATATTCTCAAGATGATCTTCGATTCGTACTTCCATGTCGGCTTTTGCTGCCTGGACTCGTAAAAGTTCAGCCCTAATTCTTTTAGTTTCGAGTGGAGTTGCCATAAAATTTCCTTTCTTTAAAGATTGCTTCCATTTTTAAGGTGTTATTTCAAATACTTGAATTCTCCCGTCAAAATTACCTGTGAAGGGTCTATTGTGCAAAATTGTGACGGTTACTACGTCTCCAGAGTTTAAAAGGAGACCGTTTTCTTGTCCTGTTATAAATTCAAACGTAACGTTAAAAGGTCCTGCGTAATAAGTTCTTAAAACACTTTCAACATTACTATTTACTGATAATGTAAAAGTACCTATATTTTCTCCAGACGCTACGCTGCGCTGTAATATAGCTGTTTTGCCAATAGGAACCGTGTATGTGACTATATTAGTGGTTACGCCTCCAACTACTGCTGAAGCGGTTCCAAATGTGTTTTTAACTATGTTATCTGGATTAGTAGAAGGTACTACGTTTACGTTTATGGTGCCATCTGGATTGACTTTTAGCTTGTTATTTCCATCGGATACGCCAACTCGTAGATCTAGATCAGAATCAACCCTAGCAGCGTGTTTTAAACCGCCTTTAGTGCCATCTTCAGACCCTGCTATAAGCACGTTATCGGGCGCTGGTTGAGTTGGAGGAGTTAAGGCATCAAGACGTACCTGAAGGGTTTCTATAGTTACGGTGGCGTCGGTAGCAAGTCTAACTTTCCCATCTGGACCAATTACGGTATCAAGCATTCTACCGTATTTATCAACGTTTACGACCCTATCGGCTACTACCGGATCACCTTCATATACAGCAAAATAATGAGGATCTGGCGGAATTCCAGGTTTATCTTGCACCGCTGCACTTATCTTAGAATTTAAAACGACCGTATAAGTACTGACGTCCGTATAAGCCTGTGGACCCAATTTATTGTCGTTTAAACCAACTATTAACTGGGTATCGCTTATAACGTCTTTAACTTGAAGAGCTTTCTCGCTTTGAGGAGTATCTGATGAAATGGCGACTATTTGTTTTACTCTGAAACCAGCAGTATCTGATACGGTTATAACACCGAACTCAGTTCCATCCGCAGTAAAAGCGAGCGGTAAAACTTTTTGCAGTTTCTTTTCAAAAGCCATGACCATTTCCTAAAATCGTACCCATGTACGATACTATAAAGATTGTGCCTAAAATAAAAAGGACGCCTTTTTTAAGCGTCCTTTAGGTCCAACAAGTTTATTCAACTATCGGTAGATATTCAAATAATTATGGTAAATTAGAAGCTGAACCATTTTCAGAATCAGCGCCACTTTCATCATATCCTATTGTACCGATATAATTTACTGTAACTCTAGAAGTTGCTCTAGCGTTATAATTTACATTATCGTTGCTTGGAACTACGTTTAATACTGTTTCGATGTTTTTGCCAGTTTGTCTATCAACAACAACGATTGTAAAAGGTTCAAAGCTCAGTAAGTCTTGAACTTTTGGTACTTTAGGAAGAACATTAACGCCTTGATCTACGATTCTAAATCCAGAACAAGAAACGTTTACGATATCAGCAGAATGAAGTGCAATTTCAGCAGCATCAAACTTACCTAAAATGAAAATTGGTTCAGTACCGAATGCTTTGCTAATTGTGCAAGATTCAAAAATACCGACAAGTTTGTTGTCTACGTAGACTTTAGCTCTACCGCCATGTACTACTTTGTTTTGTGCCATTTTATAATCTCCTTAAAATACTTTATTATCCTGCGTTTTGTTGAATTTGAGAAATTGTAATGCTAATCGGGATGAAATAGATTGCTGTAGCAAGTTTAATTTCAACTGCAACTTCCATAGTAGGTGCAGAAATAGACACTTTAGCATTCTTAAAACCGAGTGGAGCATCGTCGCTACCAGCGATTAATTTAATACTTCTGTATCCCGCCATTTTTTGACCAAGATAGCTTAAAGCAGTAGCTGCATCCACGTCCGCAAGAGATTGGCCAACAAATGTTTGTTGGAAAGATGCTACTAGATCAAGAGCAATTAAATCAGCCGCGTAAACAGCTTGAATACTATTGTATATGAAATTTGTATCAAAACCATAAGTTGTTTGATCGCTAACCCATCTATCGCCAGCTGTATCTCGAGTTAAGAACAATAATCCAGCTTCTAATGCATCTTCAACGTCTCCTGGACTGCCAGAATCAAAACCTTCTGGATCTTGGAAACTTAATACGTTTGCAAATTTATTAACGATAGCTTTATAGAAACCACCTGCTTGCATACCAGCAGCAATACAGGCTGCATACCATGGTAAGAAACTTTGCACGTTTCCAAAAGAATCGACTTGTGAAACTTTTTGCATAGTTTGTGAACATCTATAGTTAGCAAGCATTTGTGCGCTAGCTTTAGCATCTGAATATGCGCCCCAGAAAGAAAGGAAACAGATTCTATTTCTTTTCAATTCAGGTTGGGAAAATTGAATGCAATGATTTTTTACTAATGCATTGATAGCGGCGATTGTATAAGTAGAACTACTGTCTGTAGAACCATCAGAGATATCTTCAGAAGCATCTTGTGAAAACAATGGAATTACCATGTTAACGTTAATACCAGAAAGTTGATTAACTGCGTTAACTACATCGGCAGCAAGAGTTGCGCCGCGTGAGCCGCCAGCCAAGAAAGCTGCTACAGAAGGTTTTGGTAAACCGGCTTTAGCAGTTGGAACGAATTCTACGTTGCTAGAAGTTGCCATTGCTTTTTGAAAATTATAAGCGGCTTTTTTGATTCTAGCAGGTTGAAAAGTAGCTGAAGCAGCGCCAACTGCGCTAACAGCGTCAAGAGCAGAAGGAGATAATTGTTGAGCCGCAGCTGAAGCACTTGCAGAATATCCTGGTTGAGCAGCGATATAAGTAGCAAGATCAGCGATTGTTCTGAAAGAGGTTAAATCTACTGAAAGATTAGAGCCACTTCCACCAGTAACAGTTGTTGTTAATGTTTTAGTAGTTTGATTTATTGTAACAGTTGCAGTAGTACCACTGTATCCCATTGTAAAAGCGATATCAGATTCAATATCAAAAATTGAATTTAATCCAATATCTGTTCTTACGATTGAAATTTCGATTGATGGTTCTTGAGAAGTATCGTATAGATCTGCAGCTAATCCTAAAGCAGCTAGATCACCTGGCGTAGAATCTATAAGTTCGAAAGATCTACCAAAACCATCTCTATTAGCATTTGCATTTGTAGCTAACGCTAATTTTAATGAATTTGATGCAGTGCCAGAAGATGCCGTAATGCCAGAAGGAAGTAAACTATTTAATTCAATAATTAAAGCTGAGATCGTTGAATGATCAGAAGCTGTTGCGCTTAAAGTAACAGCAGTAGATGCACCGCCATTCAAACGAATATTAAAAGTTGTACCGTTTAATGGAGCGCCAAAAGCAGCAATCGTTGAACCTTGTACCGAAGGAGCAGCTTCTGCTGCAACTTGTGTAATCGTAAATTTATATTGATTTCCGGCTTTGCCAAAATTTATATCTTCTAATGTACCATAATCTGTATCAACTATTGCAGAAGCTTTTGCACTTGTGTTTGTTTTAACAATCCAAATTCTATTTGCTGTTCCAGTAATGTTTGGATCATTTGATGGAGCAGAAAATGCTCTAAATGCATCAACAATTTGTCCACTAACGTATTGGTTAGTAACTTTGTCTAATTGATCTGGGGTGAAAGAATTGTCTTTCAGTGCTACTTGTGAATAGCTAGGTCCACCATCTGCTTCACCGATAATTACTACGTTACCAGATGAGCCTAGGCCAACTGGATTACTTTTAACGATGATCTGATCGTACGCACCCGGAATAACCGTGTTTATCCACGACGTGATTAGTCTTTGACTCATATTAACTATCTCCATTTTTGTAAATAAATTTTAAATTTTCCGCTTTTTTAGATTTTCCACGCAACATTCTGCCGTTCGTTGTTTTATCTAAAGCTCTATTCATATGTGATTTAAATCTAATATGTATATTTTTTGTAGTTTGTCCTACATATATTTTGTCATTTAGAATGTTAATAATTTTATAAATATACATTTATCTAACTTTTTTAAGTCCAAAATTTTGTATTCCTGATTCAAATTGATCAGGTGTATCCATTTTAATAGCTTTTAAATGTAGCCATAGAATGGATTCGATATTTCTATCTTTGTTATATTTTGCTTTTTCTTGAGCCCAAAATATTCTAAAAGCTTCTCTTTTTTCGGCTTCTGTAAAAACTTTTTCTTTTTTAACAGCTAAAGAAGCACGGTAAGCTTTTGCTTCTTCTAAACTCATGTCTGAATTAATTTCGACTTTTTGTTTTTTTGCCATTTTATTATTCTTCCTTAGCTGAACGCCCTTTTCTTTTTGCGTCCATATAGCCCATAAATCTAGCTAGTTTTAAATGACTTTTCATTTCATCATAGCCTGGTTTATTTTTACCATCTTTTCCAACTTGAGTAGGAGTTGTGCCAGCTAATTCGTTGTTTCCTTCAGCCTCTTCTTTTGGATTGTGTTGAGGATCTTTTTGTTCTGCTAGTCTGTGATCATCTGAAGATTTAGAAGATCCTGATTTTGTTTCAAAATCCTTATAATCTCTTTCCTGAGCTTCTTCTTTAATGCGAGGATGTTGAGCATCACTAGGAACTTTTTTGTTTTCTGTTTTTTCTTCTGATTTAACTATAATTCGTCCAAAACCTGAATCAATTCTTGATGTTGGATTTCCAGCCGTAGCACCGTCTTTTTTCAATTTTGTGCCAATTTCATTTTCTTTTTCAGATTTTTCCCATTTAGCCGGTTTTACGCCTTCAGCAACACAAACTGCATGAGCGTTTTTAACTTCTGGACTGTTTGCTTCAACATGCTCTACACATCTATCGTGCTTACTTTTCTCAGACTTGAGCATTTCTTCTACTTTTTTAAGTACTGCAACAGCAGCTTCTTGCGGAGAATATTTTTTTTCTGACATTGTTTTAGCCTCTTTTATTACCCTATAAAGATTGTCACATTTTAATTATTAATCTTTATAACTATCTAATATTGTTAGCTTATTTTCTTTTACTTCTGTTTTTTTCTAAAAAACTTCTTAATTTTTCTACAGAAGGCCTTTTAATTTGTCCAAAATCTTCTGATTTAAAAAATAAGCTCTTCTTACCAAACGCATCCGGCATCATCTTAGATTTTGGAGTTCTTACGTCAACTTGACCCGTTTTCATAGGCGCTTTTGTTGAAGTAGAACTACCTAAAGTCTTAAGTCCGGGGCTTAACCCTAAACCGTCTTTGTCTAAGTTTTTAGATGACTTACCCATATAAATAAGATTGCTTAATCACCGGATTCATCTTCATCAATGGGGTACCAAAGACTGTCTTTTTCATCTATGTCTGGTTCGCTATTACTTAAAATTTTAATGCCACCAGCATACATATCAGGATCACATCCACTACCTTTAGTTTTATCAGCTATTGAAACATCTTCTATGATTCTATGAGGAGCCTTAACCCAAGATTGTTCAGTTATGCCGCTTACCGTAATAACTCTAGAAAAGGCCATTTCTCCGCCTGGGCCAGTGTAATTTGGATTTTCTATTAAATCAGAAGAAGTTAATTTAGTTTGAGAAAATCCCCTTCCTTCAAGCATAGATTCCCTATAACGTAATAAAGTATACATAACAATGCTATGTAACCATAAAGTAACTTGAGGATCTCCATGAGCATGCACGCCTACTGAGTAACTTTCATGAAACATAGTGTGTTCTATACGCGCTTTGTAAAATTGAAATTGGGGTACTATAGCTAGGTTACTTCCATGAAGTTGAACTCCGGCTTCTATTAAAATAAAATCTGGACCAACATCTAATATCTGTGTACCAACCCCAGTATTTGGATTAACTAGGATCATTCCTGGACCAATCTTTTCATACCCCTTTGTATCTGGATCTATTCCCACTTCTCCATTGTCAACGTCATAAGAAAGTGGAACGAAAGATTTTACAATGTAAGAAATTGGCTTACCGATTTGATTAGGGAAAAGAGTGGCTGTGCAGGTAGAAGCGTCGCCCATTGTCTTTAATTCATCAGCTTCTTGAGATGGATTCAATGTAATCGTAATGCAGGGAAGTCTATCTTTGTCGTTTCTATGGCGTAAATAAATATCTACTTGATTATTTGCTATAAATTCTTTACAAGCATCGATTTGCTTTTGACCGTAAAGATCGTTTAAGTAAGGATCTTTAACAAAATCTTCTAAAATAAAATCAACTAACCAAGGATTATTTTTAATATCTTGAAATCCCAAATAAATCATGGATCTAATTTTCGCGTCACTTTGAAATATGCCGATTTTATACCTCTCTACATCCTTATACTATACATTTTCTAATCATTATGATGTCCATTTATTCATAATCTCTGGAAGTATTTGCGTATCAAAAATTTCCTCAGCCCAAACTAATGCTTTATCTAAAAACTTTTTAGCTTCAAGTCCCGGATGTACAAATTTGCCTTCACTTCCAGGACCACTGCTTACTGTTCTAAATGTCATTATGTCTTTTCTAACATTTCCAGTTTTTGTGACTGTTTGATATATATTGACACCTTGTAAGGCACCTGTATTTCCACGTCCAGGCACTTGTCCTCCAAGATTTAATGTTCTTATCTTACCTATTCTGGGACTACCATCAGAATTTCTTTCAATTCCTTTAAAAGAGACATTTTGACTTTTTAAAGCAGTTTTCAAAGCGCTAACTATATTTTGTGCCGTAGCTGACATTTGAGAAGGAGGTCTAGTGTGATCAAAAGGTATTACTTTATATTTATGACCTTCTGAAGATGTTTTTGCTCCATCTTTTAATAATCCCGGTTTCATATCTGTATTAGGCTCAATACCTTCTTCTACCCACAAACCATTTTCATCTACTGAAACCATCCATATTCCAGGAACTACTTCTTCTATTTCTAAATTATCTAAAAATTTCTTTCTAGAAGAATGAAGCTCATTGGTAGCCATTTCTACTACTTTTGCATGTGTGACTTGCGCTAGATTGGCTACTGCTTTATTTAAATCTTGTTTTACTTCTAATTCAAATTCTTTAAATTGAGCAGCTATTGCATCTATGTCTATATCCAGTTTTAATCTCATATTATCCCTTTACAGGAACTCCGCCTGGACCTTTTACTCTTGGCTGTTTCATGTCGATAAATCTAATTTTGCCGTTAGCGTCTTGGACAACTTTATGTCCCTTTGCATTAACCATGCCAGGAACTAAAGGTTCTTTCGCTATATGCCTAGTTGTAGCAGAAGTTGGTAATTTTTTTATGCCCTGCCCTATCATGCTTTCCTGGTCAGGGCTTATTGCTTTGGGTTTGCATTTTCCTTAGCAGCTTTACTTGCTGGATTTGTTGGATCGCCCATAACCTGCTCTTCTTGAGGCATAGCACTTTCAGGATTTCCAACTTCTTGAGAACCCTGCTCTATGTTTTCTGAAGGTTGAACTTCTGAAAGATTTAACATCTTAGACATTTCAATCATAGCTCTCAACATTGAAATACAAGATTGGTACAATTCAGGAGCTTGTTCTTTTGCTCTTTCTAAGATTTCTTTTGACGCTTTAAAACCTTCTAAAGCTTCTGAAACAGATTGGATAATTTTTTGTTTTTGAATATTTTCAGCGTGATTATCTAAATCTTCATTTACCATGGACATATATTCTGGTTCTGAATCTTCTTCAGTTCCTTCTTCAGATAAGCCCATGTCGCCAGGAACTTCTGTTTCAAAATCATCTTTACGAGATTTATTATCTTCCATGTTACTGCCAATAGCTAAATCGGTATCATCAACATTTTCATTTAATTTTTTACGATCAGATTGGTTGGGCTGACTTCCTTCTTGAACAATAGCTTCTAAAATATCTTCAGGCTCATCACTGACCATTTTGTTAGAACCTTCTAGATTACTTTGTTCTACTGGAATTTTACTTTCTTGTTCTTTGTCGTGAACATTTGGTTCTACATTATTAGCTTCCATTTGTTCATTATTTGCAGTGGTTTCGTCTTGATCAGGAGCTACTTCCATTGGCTCATCGTTTAAACCAGGTTTAGGAATTGCAGGAACATTCAAATCTTGTCCAGCAAAATCTTCACTATCCGTAGTTGTTGGATTTCTTGTTTGTGGACCTGAATCTGCCTCGATTTGATTTTCTTTAGAATCATAATCATCGCAATATTCGCAATGAGATTCTTCTTCCATTTCTTTACAATATGGACAATCTTCTTCATGAGATGCAGTTTGATTGTATTCAGAACAATAGGGACAATCGTGTGATTCTGATTCTTCCATTTCCTTACAATAAGGGCAATCTTCTTTATGTTCCATATCACCTTCTAATGCAGTATTTAAATAAGCATCGCCAATTTTCTTTTCATTGTTTGTAGCTTCTGAATTTCCCAAATGAGCTTGAGCATCTCTAAGAGTTTCTTCTACAGTATTATCATAAAATACTATTTGATTTTTACCTCTTAATTTACCGGCAAGCAATGCTTTGCCAGATTCAGATAAGTCTCTACCGACGCCCATAGTAAGCGTAGCACCTACTACAAATTGATAATCTTTTCTAATCATTTCTAAATCATCAATCGCGTATTCAGGAATAGAATATACTCCTTGATCTCCACCAGACGAATACTGCGTAGCTCCTATTTTTTGAGCCCATTGATTGATTAATGCGTTGCCTTCTTGTATACTATCTGAAACTTGATTAAGTGTTTCTGGATCATTTGACAACACTGCTTGTCCAACTTTTTGTCCAATTCCATCTCCATCAAAAGAAACAAAAACGACATTATTCATTTTTACCTCTTAATACTTCTAAAAGCATTTCTATGTTTTCTAGTTCCCATTTTTTTCCGAAAGAAACTCTTATGCCATTTTCTGATTTAACAATGTTGATTTTACTGTCTCTATTGTCGCCTAAACAAATACAGCCTGAAAACCCAGTTTCATTAAATATTTCTTTTCTACAGTCAGGACATGAAACTGTTTCATTTTTTTGCATTTCAATAAAAAAATCAACGTTTTTAGGTTTTCTATTTCTTATGAAGTCAACAACTGGAGAACCTTTTATTTTTTTTGCGCCAGAATAAGTTTTCGTATCATTTGACTTATATGGAGCAGGGACAACAGTAGATGTCGTTGGTGCAGCTGTATTTTCTGCTAACATTAAAGGCGTAGGTATTTCAGTTTCTTTTTTTTCTGACATAATATGAGTTAGCTTATGAGCAAGAAGTTTTTCGATTGCTTCTTTTTCCATTAATTTTTTGTCAACAACTTGAGCAATCAAATCTCTTAAAAGAAGTCTTTCTTCTATCATCTTGTGAATTTTAGAATCTAAGTCTTCTTCTTTTTCAGGTTCTTTTGAATACATATCATATAATTCAAAAGTACTTAGCAAATAAAGTCCCACGCCAGGCAATGTTCTACTATAAAATTCAGCGACTTTTTTGTTATTTTCAATAATTTCGCCATTATAGCAATCTTTTTCAGTTTTATTTGCTTTTAAAATTGCGTTATTTCCAACAAATATAGAAAATTCTTTATATTCCCCTATAGACATCGGTATTAATTCTTTAACCAATAAAGCCATTATAGCTTTTGGAACCACTTTCATGGCTATTCTGATTTCTTCTGGATCAACGGTCGTACGCGTACCTGGCTTATAAAGCTCAGTCTTTTCTAGAGTTTCTAGAAAATCTTGACCAAGCAGATTTTTTAAAAAATCATAAGCCTTTTGATACATTAATTATCTCGTTGATTCTTGTTTTACAGACGTATCGTCATCAATCAAAAATACTAAAAGAGTAGCTGCTGATGCTATAACCCACTGTTTATCATAGCATGCGATATAAGTCCAAGAATTTGGGGCACAGGGAATTCCTACGTGTTTATTCACATCCGTAACGCCGGGCGCTAAAGATGTAATAGTGCCGTCTTCACCTAAAGTGATAGAACCTACGGCATTTGCGTTGTTATACACTGCAATATTTTTACCAGGAAATGGCAATGAAAGTGCAGTTGTAGCGTTTGTAGTAACAGTAGTAGCACTATTTGGAATAGCAATTAGATGTCTACCTACTTCAGCATGCTTAATGGCGCCTGAATGTTCGTTATAAGTCGTCGCTGCAATGCTTGATGGATCAAATGTTTTTTGACCTCTTATATTTCTTTTAAAAATAGGCATATTTTTTCCTTTTTTATAAAAACTTCAATAGTTATACATGTTTAAGATTGTTATTCTTCATCTTCCGATGTATCATCAAAAGCTGACATTTCCACTTGTATCGCATACTTAGAAGGAGTAATGGATTCTCTAGGAGCACTGTCGGCTCTTTTTTCTTCAGTAGGCTTAGGTTTCAACTCATTTTGAGATGAACCTCTGTTTTGATTGTGAAACATAAATTCTCTTGTTACCACCGCAAAATAAGGCATTCTAGAAGGACCGCGTTCTTCTCCTTCTGTTACATTAGTAACCCTAACTTCTTTTGGTAATGCCGTTATATACCAATAAGCTTTATAGAGATATCTTATTGAATATATTCTTCCCTTCCCTGTTTCTGGATCGATTCCAGGATTATTTCCAGAATGTAGCCATTTAATATTGCCATCTCTTGTAATAATAAAATCAGCGTCTTTTCTATAATAAATGTTTCTAGAATCTACTATATCAGCTTCCATTTGAACAATAGGAAACATAGGAATATTATCTATTCCATCTTCATAATCCATTTCTTGATAATTGGCTACAAGCACATCAGCTTCAGGATCAGCAACATAAATTCTATCGCCTGGAGCTAAGTAGATTCTATTGCCATTTGCCACGCCATTATTTTCATTATAAAATCTAGGCATAACCAATCTAGATTCAGATGGATCTAAAAATCCAGCATCCCCACGTTTCCCTGATCTACTGTTATCAGTCATAGTGGCCGTGAATTTACCGGCCATTGAGTATAGCATTCCATTTGATGAAATAGTATCTACTCCATCATTTCTTCTGTAATCGCCCCTATCGTTTTTCCCAATAGGACTTGGCATGGCCTTATAATGACAAAATTCCACGCCCAGCCCAGTTACAAACGCATCCAATCTATCTAGATCGAAAGATTCTTGGATGAAATCAACGTTTCTATCAATGACATCTACTGGAATACCATTGATTTTTCTGCTACTCATCTTATTTCCTATTAAAACAAATGGTAATCATTTCTTCTAATTTTTCTTCAATTTTATTTTGTGAAGATTTTGTTAAATTCATTAATCCTTCTAAATTTTTA